GCAGCGGTCGCAGCCATGCTCATCGCATAGACGCAGGTTCCGTAGTCGTGCTCCTGCTGAACGAGTGACTCGATGTAGTCGCTCAGTTCGCCTATAGTTTCGGCGCTCGGCACTTCGGCGGCGAGCATTTCCTGTTCGGACATTCGCTTGCTCATCATTCCTCCTTCGCCGGCACGGTGGCCGGCTCTGTCGATTCGCAGGCGCTCAGGCCGGCGAGGACGAGCAGGATGGCGAGGGCGTAGCGGTTCACCGCACGCCCCTCGGCATCTCTGCCCAGTGCGTGACCTCGACACGCGCCCCCTCCGATTCGTACCAGCAACCGTCGATGAGCCAGCCGATCCACACCGGCTCGGCGGTGCCGGTCGTGCAGATGAGCACCGTCGTGTCGTCGTCCGGCAGGCGCTCGGCGACGGGGGTCCAGGTGAGGGTTTCGTTCATCAGAATGGCACTCCGTCATACTCCCAGCGGTCGCACCCGCTGGCCTGAAATTCCGCTGGCGGCTTCGCTTCCCAGATCGCGCACCACCCGGAGCCGTCCAGATACACGCACGACTGGCAACGCGGAGCCATCTGGTCGTATCGGGCGAGCTGGGCCGCGAGCGCGTCGCGCGTCGCCTGCCACTGTGGGCGGGTGATCGTGGGGCCGGCGCCGGCCTTCATCATCGTGGCGATCGACGGCCCGGCCCGCTCGCCATCTGGCCCGCCGTACACATCGCCCAAGTCCGACTTCATGTCGGCGAACTCGTTCATCTGGCGGCCCCACTCATGGTGACCACATGACCCTCGAACTCGGCCCGCAGCGCGTCGGTGGCAGGGTCGCCCAGCGCCCGCTTGTCGTCGGCCGCGTGAATCTCCGTCGACAGGTAGCCAGGCGCCGGGCCGTTCGTGAACTCGCGATCGGTCAGCGCGTTCCGGTACCGAACCGAGTCGCCATCTGAGTCGACGAGCTCGGCAAATCGACCCAGCAGGCTCGGGATGTAGCGGTGATCCGGGCAGCCGGCGCGCTGCTCATCGACGGTCAGCGTCCGATCGTGGCGCTCACACCGCCAGCCGCCGGTCGGCAATGGCGTAACGTGCGCGCACGTCCGGCAGGTCGCTGGCGGCGCCGCAGTCCCGTGGCACAGCTCATACGCCGGGCAGAACTTGCACTCGTGCCAGGCGGGGTCGGTGCTGATGCCGGGCGGCGGCTCCGGCGCGAAAATGATGCGGCCCGCCCGCTCCATGATCCGGTTGAACTCGGGCCGATCGAACTCGAAGCGCTCCACGTGGATCTCGTCGGTGTCTTTCACGACGAACACGAACGCCGCGCGCTCGAGCTCCATCATCAGCCCCATGTAGACCTGGCCCTGAGCCCAGTACCGCGGGTAGGCGGCGCGAAAGCCCTTCTTCGTGAGTTCGGCGAACTTCTTCCCGCTCACCGTCTTCACGTCCACCAGGTGCCAGGTCTTCGGCGCTTCCGGGAGTCCGCGCACAACTGCGTCGACATGCCCGCGGAAGTGCCCGCCGTGGGCCGAGACGGCGTACTGCGAGCCATCCGGCTGGCGGTCGTGAACCTCGAGACCGAGCTGGCGCAGCTCGTCGAGCAAGCGCGCTTCCTCCCGATGTCCGGTGTCGAACAGCCGCAGCATCCGGCCGCCGAAGCGCTCACGCATCGCCCACCGAAACCCGTACCAGAGCCGGCGAGCGCACGGCTCGCCGATCTCCGAGGCTCCGAGATACGGGCGAGCGCTTGAGTCCGCCTCGCGCCGCTCGTACAGGCCGTAGATGGCCTGCGCGAGCGTGTGCATGGGCTCGGGCAGCACGGCCACGATCAGGCCGCCTTCGCCTTCGCCCAGGGGGGCGTCGCCGACGCGGGCTTCTGCGCGGCGGGCTTGGCCTGCGCCGCGCCCGCGCCGACCGGCGAGAACCCGGTCACGTCGTTCGAGTCGCCATACGTGTCGCCCGGCTTGGCCTTGCGGACCTTGACCGTCACCAGCGTCGGCTTTTCGTGCAGCTCGAGCGTGTCCGTGAGCTTCGGCAGACCGATCGCGTGGCACAGCGCCGAGAGCTGCGCCAGGCCGATCTGCTGGGCCTGTGCGTTCTCGTTGCGGATGTTCAGCCGCGCCCACAGCTTGCGGTTGGCGTGCTCGCCCTCGAGGATCTCGAACGTGAGCTTGAGAATGTCGCCGGTGCCAGCCTTCGTCGGCACGATCTCGGAATCGATCACGTGCGCGACGTACTTGCCGGCGGGCAGCAGGTCGAACTCCTGCTGGGGGGCGACGGTGGAACTGTCGAATGAGAACTCGGCCATTTCAGGCTCCTTCGGTTTCGGCGGCCGGCTCGGCCGCTGGTTGAGAAACTTTCGCGCCGATCGCCTCGGCGAACGCTGCCCAGGACAAAGGGAGCGAGTCGGGCAGCGCATAGCGGTTCTTCGCGAGGTACGCGGGGCGCTCGACCGTGTACAACAGGCGCTCGCCGGTGGTGACGCCGCGCGAGACCTTCTGGTTGAAGCCCACGTCGTCCTTCTTCACCATCGTCTTGAAGTTGGCGAACAGCACGCAGTCGCACCACTCCTGGACGAGTGCGGAGGAGCGCTCCTGCAGCTTCGGCATGTAGCGGTCGAACGGCTCGACTTCGGGGCTGTCGAAGCGCTTGATCTGCGCGTGGGCCAGCAGGATCACGGCCATGCCTCGGTCGTTCCGGAGCGCGTTCAGCCCATCGAGAATGGTCCGCCACCGCTCTGCAGCGATCACGGCGCCCTTGCCATACGCGAGATCCTTCGCCTCGTGCTTCTCGTTGATGTCGTGCCAAATGAGCGCGTCGAGCCAGTCGAGAGAGTCGACGACGACCGTCTGGAACTCGTGCTCTTCGCTGTAGAGCACGCCGATCGCCTCGATCACCTCGCCCTCTGTCTTGGCCAGCGGGAAGTGCGGCACCTGCAGCGTGCCCAGGCCGTCCTCGGTGAGGATGAAGATCGGGCTCGGGGCGCTTGCGCCGAACGTCGTCTTGCCCAGCCCGTGAGGGGCGTAGAGCATGACGCGGGGGGCGCGCACGGCGGCGGATCGGCTGATGGAATTCAGGTTGATAGCCATGACTGGCCGTTCTCCTTGGGTTGCGGCCCGCCTACCGGGCGGGCGTCGGGGTAGGCTTGAGCACCCGGCCGTACCAGCGCTTGAGCGCCTCGGCCAGCGGCTGGGTGGCGATCGGCTCGGCCGGCTCGGTGCGCTTGGCGCGGCCGATGTCGCTCTTCTCGAGCACCTCGCGGGCTGACTGCAGCACGCGCGCCTCGCGGTAGGTGTGGGCGGGTTTCATGGTCAGTCGAGCCTCGCGATGAGCGCCGCGATCTGCGGCAGGACGGTTTGCGGGTTGCCCTGCAGCCAGTCGACGATGGCGATCAGGCCGGCGATGCCGGCGGCGAACAGCACGCCGTAACCAATGGCGATCGCGAACAGGTCCGCGGCGCGTAGTTGGTGGGCGGCGAGGTCGGCCTGGCGGGCGCGGCGCATGAGCCGCGACTCGGGGCGCAGGTAAGCGGGTCGCATCACAGCCTCCCGGAGATCAGCATGTCGGCGATCTCTTGTGCGAGCGCGTCGGTCATGTCGCGAGCGATGCAGTCCGCCTCGGTATGCCTGCCGGCCATGATGCGCAGCCGCAGGTAGTCGGCGGCGGCGAACAGGTCGATCTGCTGGCCGTCGATCTTCACGAAGATCCTGCTGTAGTCGATCTTCGCGTCGGCCTGCAGGTCGTTCAGCGCATCGGGGTCGTGGGCGATCGACTGCGCGCGATCCCAGGCGGCATCCGGACCCATGCGGAGGTCGTATGCGGAGTCGTTCAGTTGATTCGTTCTCACAGCAGGGCTCCCAGCGTCAGTGCGCGCGTGGCGCGGCGGATGATTTCGTCGTCGGCCGGCGTGCGCGGCGGCGCGTAATCGAGAAGTTTGATCACGTCCGCGAGGGCCTCGCGCAGCAGCCGGTTCGTGCGCTCCAACTGCTCGCGGTCGCGCTGCAGGAGCGCCGCGCGGAAACCGTCGGCAGCCGCCTGCGGGCTGTCCGCGAGTTTGGGGAGATCGGCGAGGGAGTGAGTCATCTGGGCCTCCGTGCGTGAGCAGTGGAGACATTGAACCATAGTTAAATTCTCGTGTCAACCATGGTTCAGCGATGAACGAGAAAAAACCCGCCGAAGCGGGCTCGTTACTGTGGCGGCGGGGTGTCTGGCGGACGCATGGTTGCAACCCTACACATAGGCGGGGGAACTATGGTTGCAATCGGCTGTGAACTATGGTTCAATGCGTCATGCTCAAGAAAACGGCCATTGACCTACTCGGTGGTTCGGTATCCGCCGCAGCAGATGCCATCGGGATTTCGTACCAGGCCGTGGACAAGTGGCCTGACGATCTGCCGCCGCGGATTGCCGATCGCGTGCTGGCAGCGCTGGCGCGAAAGCACCTCCCGGAAAAGCTGCTCAAGGCAGCTGGCGAGGAGCCGCCCGAGCCCGCGAAAGCGGCCGCCTGATCCATGTCGCTCGAACGCAAAGACGTGCGGGCGAAACGCCGTGGGCGGCAAATGATCGCCTACGCACCGAAGCCAGGATCGGTCGCCGACTACGTGCTGCGGCGCCTGCGTGAGCCGGCGGCGCCCGAGCGGATCTCGCAACTGTCGATTCAGCGAGCGCTGGGCAAACCGCAGGCCGCGTGCATCTGGCAGTCGTGCGAGCGTGCCGTCGACTACGGCCTGCTCGAGCGGGTGAACATCGAAGGCCGCACCTACTACTCGCTGCCGGAGCGCGAGCGGATCGAGGCCGGCGCGCGCGTCATGGCGTGGGTGGCGCGGCAGGCGGTGACCGAGATCCGGATTGCAGCGTGATCAAGGCCATCGAGACCGTGTATCGCGGCTACAGGTTTCGCAGCCGGCTCGAGGCACGGTGGGCGGTGTTTTTCGATGCGCTTGGGATCAAGTGGGAGTACGAACCAGAGGGATATCACCTTTCTGATGGGTCGATGTACCTGCCTGACTTCTGGTTGCCTGGCTTCCACCTTCCGGGCGGCACGTTCGTCGAGGTTAAGCCACAAGGCGGCGACGTATCGAAGGCGCGTCAATTCGCACTTGACTCTGGCGCGGCGGTGCTGCTCGCAGTCGGAGCCCCGAGCGTGTCTTTGCTCGATTGCCTGTTCACTGACATCGGCGACGATGGCGAACAGTGTCTTTCGACCTATAAAGTCGCATTCGACAGTAAGTACCTGCCATGTAACAAATCGCGCGGAGAGAGCAGGTTCTTCGTGTGTCCAGGCGACGATCACTGCGATGGCGATGAGTTTCTATTGGATGCAGTCATCGCAGCTCGCCAGGCCAGATTCGAACACGGGCAAGTCGGAGCGCCTTCGGCATGGACGCGTTGATGGCCAACGTCGTACCGATCGGCCAGTCACGCCCCATGATCGAGTACGCGCTGGCCTATGCGGCGCTCGGCTGGCCAGTGTTCCCGGTGCAATGGGTAGAACAATCCGTCGACAACGAGTCCGGCGAAGTCCAGAACCGCTGCTCGTGCAAGTCGCCGACATGCGATCGCGCCGGGAAACACCCGCTCACGCGCGGCGGGTTTCGCGACGCATCGTCCGACGCCGAACAGGTGCGCCAGTGGTGGTCGCAATGGCCGATGGCAAACATCGGTGTGACCACGGGCCCCACCTGCTGGGTGCTCGACATCGACTTCCGGCACGGCAAGGACGGGCACCTGACAGTCGAAGCGCTCGAGCGCAAACACGGCCTGCTGCCGCAAACACTCTCGGCGCGTAGCCAGGGCGGTGGACGCCACCTGTTCTTCCGGCCAGCGCCCGGCGTCGGCTGCTCGACCGAACGGGTCGGCCGCGGCGTGGACGTACGAGGCCGCGGCGGCTACATCATCGTCGAACCCAGCCGCATCACCGGAACCTATGCGTTCGAAGACTGGGACGTTCTGTCCGGGGAGCCACCCGAGCTGTGCGACGCGCCAGCGTGGCTGCTCGAGCTCGTGGCCAACAAGCCGGACAACGCCGCCGCTCCCGCTGTCCCGTTTCGCCACGTCGAGCCGGATACGCTCGACGACCTGCGCTCGGCGCTCTCATGGCTGGACTGCTCGAACTACCAGGCGTGGATCGACGTCGGCCTTGCGCTCAAGCCCCTCGGCGACAACGGCTTCTGGTTGTGGGACGAATGGAGCCGGACCTATCCCGGGTACAACTTTCAGCAGATCCGCCAGAAGTGGCACAGCTTCAAGACCAACCGGATCGGCCACGAGTCGATCTTCTCCAGGGCACAAGCCCGCGGATGGCAAAACCCCAGGGCCCGTGCCGCCGACCCCACCCCGGACGAACCCGCCACCCGACCGATCGCGGCCTCGGCCTTCACGCTCAGAGACCCCTCGACGATCGAGCCGCGCGACTGGCTCTACAAACGCATCTGGATCCGGCGCTACGTCACCGGCACCTTTGCGCCCGGCGCCGCCGCCAAGACACAGGTCAACCTGTATGACCTGGTGACGGTCGCCTGCGGGTTCGACCTGTCCACGCGGGAGCCGCTCAAACGCGGCCCGCTGCGCGTCTGGTACATCAACGTCGAGGACGATCGCGAAGAAATCGATCGCCGCCTGGCGGCAATCTGTCTGCACTACGGCGTCACCGACGCCGACCTCGGCGGACGGCTGCACGTCGACACCGACCGAGAAGGGCGCTATCTGGTCGCCGAGACCCTCAAGGTCGGCGTCATCGTACGCAAGGCCGTGGTCGAAGCGATCCTGGAACAGATCCACGAGCTCGGGATCGACCTGGTGCTCATCGACCCGCTCGTCGGGCTGCACGCGGTCAGCGAGAACAGCAACCCGGAGATGAACCGGGTCATCGCCCAGCTTCGGCGCGTGGCCGAAGAGGGCGCCTGCGGCGTTCACGTCATCCACCACGTCCGCAAGGGCACCGACGGCGACGAGGTGAGCGCCGAGGACGGCCGCGGCGCCTCGGCCATCAAGGACGCCTGTCGGGCTATCAGAACGCTCACGCCCATGTCGGAGAAGGAAGCGGCCGAGTTCGGCGTGGCGCTCGAGCGACGGCGCTTCTACGTGTGGGCCAACCATAGCGGCAAGCCGAACCTCGCGCCGCCAATCTCGGTGCGCGACTGGTACTTCCTCGAGGACGTCGGACTCGGCAACGCCCGTCCCGACCGCGACGAAGACAGGATCGGCGTACCTACACCCTGGCGCCCGCCGTCCGTGTTCGAAGGCGTCTCGCTCGACGACTGCCGGCGCATCTGGACCGCCATCGACGGCATCCGCGACCCGCTGGCCTGCGCCCGCGAGAGCTCCCAGTCGCTCGCCTGGCTCGGCGTGCTGATCTGCAACCTGATGGACTGGATCCCGACCGAGGAGTCCGCCAAAGCCCAAGCCAAGCGAATGATCGGCGAATGGGAACGGTCCGGCGTGCTCGAAAAAGTGAAGTTCCGCGACGCAGCAAAAGGCCGCGACGTGCCCTGCTATCGGCTCGGAAGCGCCGCGAAGATGAACTGAGGCCCCCACTATGCCCCACTGTTCCACCACTTCTACCCCCACTTCCCACCAAGGCCGTTTTCACCCCTCAACCCCCCACCCCCACCACCTCCTAGGGGGTGTGGGGGTGGTGGGGGGGTGGCGGTGGGGTGGCGGAAAGCGGTCTCCAAGGCCCCCTCACCCCACCACGTTTTCCCCCACCTGGGTGATGGCATGAGAGTCATCCTCCCCTGGCCTCCCGCCGCCCTCAGCCCGAACGCGCGAGCCCACTGGGCGACGAAGAGTCGGGCGGCCAAGGCTTACCGGCATGCCTGCGCGACGCTGGCCCGCGCGGCCCGGCTGACGGTGCCGGTGGCTGCCGGCCGGTTGCACGTCGTGCTCGAGTTCGTTCCACCAGACCGGCGGGCGCGCGATCGCGACAACATGCTGGCGGCGATGAAAAGCGGCCTCGACGGCCTGGCCGACGCGCTGGGCGTCGACGATCGCCGGTTCGACCTGACCATCCGTGTCGCAGACGAGATCGGCGGCATGGTCCGGGTGTCGATCGCATGAGCGCACTGGGCACCGACAGCCTGCGCGCCATCGCCAACGATCTGGACGAAGCCGGCGAAGACCTGACCGGGTTCGCGATGGTCACGGTCACGCACGACGGCTCCGACAACGTGATCCGCGCGCTCGGGTCGATCACCGACCGCGACGCGCTCGTGGTACTGCTCAGGGCTGGCGTGAAGATGCTGGCGGGAGGGACGGAACAGTGATCGCCGACTGGATCGACGACGAATTGCAGAACTGGGCGCGTTGGTGCAACAGCGGTCCCTGGCCGCACCCGGTGCCTCCGGACCACGCGGCATCAGCGGAAGGCCGCTACCTGTCGCCGAGTGACATCGACGCCGAGCCGGAACCGCGTCCGGTACGGCCGAACGCCGAGCGCGCCGAGATCGTCCACCGGGTCTACCGGGAGCGCCTGACGGATCGAGAGCGCCGTGTACTCGTGGTCAGGTACATCCACAGGACGCCTGCCGATCAGGTGCCGCGCAGGACTCGGCTATCGGAGGCGCTGGTCGCCGAGGCAACGATGGCCGCTGCACGACTGATCGGCGAGGAGTTCAGGGAGGAAAGGCTTGCGCTACGCGCGTGAGGTGATCGACCTGCTCGGCGCCTACCCCGGCAGGGACTTCAAGCCGGGACACATCGTCCGGTACGTGGCCGCGAAACGCGCAGAACTGGTGCGCCCACGCCTGCGCGTCGGTGTGCATCGCGTGCTCGTCGCATTGGTCGAATCCGGCCAGGTCGAGCGTGACCCACCTGGGCGGTACGGCAGCTATGCCGTCTATCGCTGGAAACCGTAACATCAAGTCGTGGCAAACCGTAACAGAAACCGTCACACTAGCGCCGGGTCAGTGTCTCTACTGATCCAGTCTCCTCCTTCGGTAGTACCTTGCGGCCCGGCCGGTCACTCGACTCGCCGGGCTTTCTTTCGCCCATGAAGCTCACCACGCTCAAGCCGCGGATCACCACGATCAGGACCGAGCGCGTGCGCTCAACCGTTGACTCGACAAGCTGGCGCGCCGGCAAGACCAGCACCGAGCGAGGCTACGGGTACAGGTGGCAGCAGGCGAGGGCGGCGCACCTTGCCGAGCACCCGTTATGCGTGATGTGCCAGTCCGAAGGTCACGTGACCGCCGCTGACGTGGTTGATCACGAGACGCCGCACAGGGGTGATGCACAGTTGTTTTGGGATCGCTCGCAATGGCAAAGCCTATGCAAGCGCCACCACGACTCGGCCAAGCAAGCAGAGGAGAGGAGAGCCGGGTCGAGTCACGCTAAAACGTAAAGCGGGCCGCGCGTGGCGCTAGCAGCACCACGGCGACCCTAACCACCACGAACTTCTGAGGTTCGCAATGGCTAGAAAGCATCGTACATCATGTTCTGTTGCTGGTTGTGAGAAGCCTGCCAGCCGCGTCGGCGCCGGTCTTTGCGAGATGCACTACATGCGCGTTCGTAGGCACGGCGACACCGACAAGGTGAACCGAGTAAAGTCTGGGCTACTTGAGCACACTGGCGGATACCTATTGGCCTACGCGCCAGATCATCCGCTCAGTCGCAATCGCGGCCGCGTGTATGAACACCGTGCGGTCTTCTACGCTGAGAAAGGTGAGGGACCGTTTCGCTGCCATTGGTGTGCAAGAGTTGTGACGTGGGACGACATGCACGTCGACCATTTGAACGACGATGTTAAGGACAACCGACCTGGCAATCTCGTTGCGAGCTGCCCTCGTTGCAACCAGCGGCGCGGCCTATGGAAGATGGCTAAAGTCCACCGCGAGTCGTCCGGTCGACGGTATAGCGCGCACGGTAAGACGATGTGTTTGTCCGAGTGGTCCAGAGAGACGGGCGTGACACGCGCCGCGCTGGAGTTCAGGTTGAGAGCGGGTTGGCCGAGCGAGAAGGTCTTTGGGCCGCGCGTCGGTCGATCAGGTCCGCCAAGCAAGCCACGGCGATGACTGGTAGGGGGTAGCCCCATCCGATCTCTGGAACCCTAGGCACCCTAGACCGCGCTCCCCCTCATTCGGACCGAATACCTCCTGGTTGATTTTCGGCGAGGCGATTTCGGGCTATTCAACGGAGATTCAAATGGCACGCGGAGGGGCTCGGCCAGGTGCCGGCAGGCCGAAAGGCGTCAAAGCGCGTACGGAGAGGCCGGAGAAGCCGGTGCTTTCGGTGCCTGCGGACATTGTGGCCGCTGGCCAAGCGATGAAGATGTCGCCGCTCGAGTACATGCTGTCCGTGATGAACGACAGGACCGCCGAGGCTACGCGCCGGGATCGGATGGCGCAGGCGGCGGCGCCGTTCGTGCACGCCAGGGCTGGCGAGGCGACCAAGAAGGTCGACGCCGCGGACAAGGCGAAGCGCGTCGCTGCTGGCCGATTCGCCCCGAGCGCTGCGCCGCAGTTGGTTGTGAACAACCGCTGACATGGATTGGACGACCGCCTGCCCGGACTGGGAGGAACGGGTAGTCGGCCGGCGTTCGCTGATCCCGTTCGAGCCGCTGTTCCCGGGGGAGGCCGCGGCGGCGCTGGCCGTGATGGACCAGTTGCGGATTGTCGACATGCCCGGCGGGCCGACATTCGGCGAGATCAGCCGGCCGTGGGTGCGGGAGTTTGTCGGCAGCGTGTTCGGGGCGTATGACCCGGAGCAGGGCCGGCGCCTGGTGCGCGAGTGGATGCTGTCGATCTCGAAGAAGAACACGAAATCGACGACTGCCGGTCTGCTGATGCTGACGTTCCTCATTCGGAACTGGCGCCGGGCTGGCGAGTTCGGAATTCTTGCGCCGACGGTCGAGGTTGCGAACAACGCATTCAAGCCGGCCGCCGACGCGGTGAAGGCGGACGAAGAACTGAGCGCGCTGTTCCACGTTCAGGATCACATCCGGACGATCACGCACCGACAGACGCGGGCGACGCTGCAAGTGGTTGCGGCGGACTCTGAGACGGTCGCTGGCAAGAAGTGGATCGTGACGCTGATCGACGAGCTGTGGCTGTTTGGCAAGCGGCCGAATGCCGAGGACATGCTCAGGGAGGCGACGGGTGGGATGGCGTCGCGGCCGGAGGGGTGCGTGATCTGGTTGAGCACGCAATCAAACGATCCGCCTGCCGGTGTGTTCCGCCAGAAGCTGCAATACGCTCGCGGGGTTCGTGCCGGCCGGATCGTCGACAAGCAGTTCTGTCCGGTGATCTACGAATTCCCGGAGTCGATGATCAAGTCGGGCGCGCACCGCGACCCGGCGAACTTCTACATCACGAATCCGAATCTCGGCGCGTCGGTCGACGTCGAGTACCTGAATCGCGAGTTCGCCAAGGCGCAAGAGTCCGGCGAGGAGTCGATGCGCGGCTTTCTTGCCAAGCACCTGAACGTCGAGATCGGCCTCGCGCTGATGTCCGACCGGTGGTCCGGCGCGGATTTCTGGGAGCGCCAGGGCACGGCCGGTCTCACGCTCGACGAGGTGATCCGGCGATCCGAGGTCGTGACGGTCGGGATCGACGGCGGCGGCTTGGATGACCTGCTGGGCCTGGCTGTGCTGGGCCGGGATGCGCGCACGCATGACTGGCTGCACTGGGGTCACGCTTGGGCGCACCCGTCGGTGCTCGAGCGGCGCAAGAGCGATGCAGGACGGTTCACTGACTTTGAGCGTGACGGCGACATGACGCTTGTGCGTCAGATCGGCCAGGACGTTCAGGCGGTGGCCGAGATCATCTCGACGGTCTACGGGGCCGGGAAGCTGGACAAGATCGGCGTCGATCCGCACGGCCTGGGCGGGATTTTGGATGCCCTAGTCGATGCGGGGATTCCGCAGGAGCTTGTGGTCGGGATCTCGCAGGGCTGGAAGCTGACCGGGGCGATCAAGACGACCGAGCGCAAGCTGGCCGAGGGCACGTTGCACCACGGCGACCGGCCGTTGATGAGCTGGTCGGTGGGCAATGCGCGGGTCGAACCAAGAGGGAATGCGGTGATGATCACGAAACAGGCGGCAGGGTTCGCGAAGATCGATCCGCTGATGGCGCTGTTCAGCGCGGTGTCGCTGATGAGTTTGAATCCTCAGGCGAACACCCACGACGGCGAGATCACCTTCGTATGAGCCCCGTCGTCTACAACGCGACCGTCGGCCTCGGCGTCGTGCTGGCGTCGATCGGCGCCGGAGCGCAGTTCGGCTGGCCGGTGGGGCTGATGGTCGGCGGCGGGCTGATCATCGCTCTTTCGCTGGCCACGCTCAGGATGCTGGTGCGCTGATGTTCATCACGGCCTCGATGCTCTCGGCCGGGCCTGCGGCGTCGGACGACTTCTGGTACGGGCCGGTTGGCGTGGTCTCGGCGTCCGGCGCGACCGTGTCGGCCGACTCGGCGCTGCGGCTGTCGGTCGTATTCGCCTGCGTGCGCGTGCTCTCGGAGTCGGTCGCGAAAATCCCGCTGCGGATGATGCGGGGGGTCAACGAGGTCGTCACCGATCACCCGCTCGCTCGCCTGGTGTCGCGCCGACCGAATCGCTGGCAGACCGCATTCGAGTTCCGCGAGATGCTGCAGGCGCACCTGTGTTTGCGCTCCAACGCCTACGCGCAGATCGTGTACGCGCGCAATGGCGATGTCGCAGAGCTGGTGCCGCTGCACCCTGACCGAGTCAAGGTCGAGCAGGTCGGCGATTTCGCGATGCGCTATATCGTGACCGACTGGCAGAGTCGGCAGCGGGCGCTGACGCAGGACGAGGTGCTGCACATCCGCCAACTCCCGCTCGACGGGTTCTGCGGCCTATCGACGGTGGCGACACAACGCGAACCGATCGGGTCGGCACTCTCGGCGCAGGAATACGCGGGGCGGTTCTTCCGCAACGGCGCCAAGCACGGCGGCATGTGGATCGAAATGCCGGGCAAGTTCGAGTCGGACGAAGCGCGGGCGCGGTTTCGCGCAGCGTGGCGCGCGTCGCTTTCTGGGTCGAACGCCTACGACACCCCGATCATGGATCGCGGCATGAAGCTGCATGAGCTTGGCATGACCAACGCAGATGCGCAGTTCATCGAGAGTCGCAAGTACAGCGATTCGGACCTGTGCCGGATGTTCCTGGTCCCGCCGCACATGGTCGGCATTCTGGACCGGGCGACGAACAACAACATCGAGCAGCAGTCGGCGGAGTTCTACCAGGGAACGCTGATGGGCCTCTTCCGCCGCTGGGAAGAGGCGTTCGAGGTCCAGCTGCTCACCGATGACGAGGCGGCCGAGCTGCGCTTCGAGTTCGACGTGCGGCAGCTGCTGCGGGCGAACTCGGACGCGCGCTCGAAGTACTGGCACAACGCCATCGTCGATGGCTGGCTCACGCGCAATGAGGTCCGGCTCGAGGAGGGCTACGAGGCGCTGCCCGGGCTGGACGAGCCGCTGCACCCGTTGAACATGGGGCCGAATCGCGACCGTGAGCCGGCGGACGATGGCCGCGCGAGCGACGAGGGTCGGGCGCAGGCAATTCTGCGGGCCGCGGCCGACCGGGTCGTGGTGCGCGAGTGCAATGCGCTGCAGCGGTTGCTGGATCGTCGCGCTGGCCTGGACGCGGCGGCCGACTTCTACGGCGCGCACGCCGGCTGGATGGCGCAGGTGATGGCGATCGCCCCGGAGCTGGCCGAGCGCGTGTGCGAGCGCCGGTTCGATGCGCTGCGCGCCGCTGGTGGAACGCAGTTGCTCATCGACGATTGGCGCGAGCTCGGCGGCGCCGAACTTCTGAGGATCATGCAATGAACCCTGTTCTCGCGGCGCTGCTGGCGCAGGTCTGGGCGCTCGACGCCACGGTGATGCACCGGCTCACGATGATCATCGAGCGGCACGCTGCCGGCGTTCGGCTGGACGCGACGCAGATCGAGGCGGCGGTCGGACCATCCGTCGAGGCGGCCCAGGCGCGTCGCGCTGCCGCCTCGAACGCGCCAGGGGTCGCGGTGCTGCGGCTCTACGGCGTCGTCGCGCATCGCGCGCACATGGTGTCCAACGTCTCGGGGCCGGGCGGGACGTCGACGGAGCTGTTCGGCCGGTCGCTGCGCGCGGCGCTCGCCGACGAGCAGGTCGGCGCGGTCCTGCTGGACGTGGATTCGCCCGGCGGCGCGGTGGCGGGCACGCCCGAGCTCGTCGACCTGATCTACCAGTCGCGCGGGCAGGGCAAGCCGATTGTGGCGAGCGCGAACTCGCAGGCGGCCTCCGCAGCCTACTGGATCGCCTCCGCCGCTGACGAGTTCGTCGTGACGCCGTCCGGGTCAGTGGGTTCGATCGGTGTGCTCGCCGCGCACGAGGATCGCAGCGAGGCGGCGGCGAAAGAGGGTCGCCGGATCACCTACGTGACCGCCGGAAAGTTCAAGGCCGAGGGCAACCCGCACGAGCCGCTGACCGACGAGGCCCGCGCCGAGGTGCAGCGGATGGTCGACCACGCCTACGGCGTGCTGGTCGATTCGATCGCGCGCAATCGCGGGGTGTCGGCGCAGACGGTGCGCGAGAGCTACGGCGAGGGGCGGATGTTTCACGCGAAACAGGCGCTCGCCGTCGGGATGGTGGATCGGATCGAGTCGTTCGACGACACGCTGGCGCGGCTCGCGAGCCCGCGCCGGCGCTCGCGGATCGCGGCGGCGCGAAACGCGGTGCGGATCGCTCAGGTGTGAGTTTCATGCAGGCCCGAAGGTCTGCGAACAGTGAACCGGGCGCCTCGAGCGCCCTTTCTTTTTTCCAGAGGGAACCAGCATGAACAAGGCACTCCGCGCGCTTCTGGCGCGCAAATCGAAACACGTCGCCGAGGCGCGCGCACTGATGGACCTGGCCGCGAAGGAGCAGCGCGACCTGAGCGACGACGAGCAGGCGACGTTCGACGGCCTGATGGCCGCGGCCGAGGCCATGAACCCGCAGATCGAGCGCGAGCAGCGCCTGATCGAGGCCGAGCGCACGGTCACCGGCAAGCCGCTGGATCTGCCGGACGGCAGCCGGATCGAGGTGGGCGCGACGGCGATCGAACAGGACCCGCGCCGCGGGTTCCGCCACTTCGGCGAGTTCGCGCATGCGGTGCGCCAGTCGATCGTGGCCCGCGTCACCGACGAGCGCCTGGCGCTGATGGCGGCGCTGCCGGCGAACTACGGCTCCGAGGGTGTGGGCGCCGACGGCGGGTTCGCGGTGCCGCCGGAGTTCGCGCGCGAGATCGCGACGCATTCGCTCGAGCAGGATGCGCTGCTGCAGTTCTGCGACAACGTGCCGGTGTCCGGCAACAACATGGCATTCCCGAACGACGAGACCACGCCGTGGGGCTCGGACGGCGTGCGGGCGTACTGGGAGGGCGAAGCGGACGCCGCGTCGGCCACCAAACCGAAGCTCGGCGACCCCCAGGTCCTGCGCCTGCGCAAGCTGATGGCGCTGGTCCCGGTGACGAACGAGTTGCTCGACGACGCGCCCGCGATGGCCGCCTACCTGACCGGGCTGATGGGCCGGTCCATCCGCTGGAAGTCCAACGACGCGATCCTGAACGGCTCGGGTGTCGGCCAGCCGCTGGGTGTCTTCAACTCCGCGGCGCTCGTCGCCCAGGCGAAAGAGACCAGCCAGACGGCCGACACGGTGGTTGCTGCCAACGTCGCGAAGATGCTTGCGCGCCAGCCGGCGACTGGCATGTCGCGCGCGCGCTGGGTGATGAACCAGGAAGTGCTGCCGCAGCTGATCACTATGACGATCGGCGATCAGCCCATCTGGACTCCTCCGAGTGAGGGGATCAAGGGCTCTCCCGGTGGCCTGCTGCTCGGCCGCCCGATCACGTTCAGCGAGTCGTGCGCGGTGCTGGGCGACCAGAACGACATCGCGCTGATCGACTTCACGAAGTACCGCGTCATCACCAAGTCCGGCGCCGCGGCGATCGACATCGCGAGCTCGATGCACCTGTACTTCGACCAGGGCGCGACCGCGTTCCGGGCGACTTTCCGCATGGACGGCCGCCCGTCGGTCAATCAGAAGATCGCGAAGAAGAACGGCAGCTCGAACGAGCTCTCGCCCTACGTCGTGCTCGTCGCGCGCACCTGATCAACCGCAGCATTCGAAAGGAACGAAATCATGGGCATCAATGCCAAGCTCTACGAAGACGTCCGAGTGGTCGGCATCATCGACCCGGACGCCTACGCCGCCAACAGCTACTCGACCGGCTGGATCGCCGCGCGCGACTACCAGCGGTTCATGGCGATCGTCATGGCCGGCGACCTCGGCACCAACGCGACCGTCGACGCGAAGATCGAGGAGGCCACCGACGGCAGCGGGACCGGGGTGCAGGACTGCCCCAGCAAGGCCATCACGCAGCTCACCCAGGCCGGCACGGACAGCAACAAGCAGGCGCTGATCCACGTTGGCCAGGAGGATCTGAGCGACGGTTTCACGCACTTCCGCCTGACGATCACGGTTGCCGTGGCGACGTCGGACGCCGGCGGCCTGATCGTGGCGGTCGAGCCGACGCGCTCGTACCAGACGCAGCCGGCGACGGTCGACGAGCAGGTGGCTTGAGCGGCTGACATCGCAACCTGAGCGGCCGCTCCTTGCCGGGCGGCCGTTCACACTCTTGACCGTGCAAATGAGCGTCGACGAACCCCTGATCTACACCGCACGCGGCAACCTCCCGATCGACTCGTTGCAGTACGAGACGCGCTGGGAAGACACGCCGGACTACATCAAGTTCGTCGAGGTCTACCGGCTCGACGGCGAGGTCGTGCGCGAGTCGGCGCATGTGTACAGCAAGCGCGGGCTGCTCGCAGAGCCGGCCGCAGCCAAACTCTAGGAGAGCATGACATGGCGAATACTGCAGGCGTGACTGGCGCCGCGAAGCAGGCCGCGCTCGGTGCGATCGTCAACGGCAAAACGCTCAAAGCGGCGCTCTACCTCGCTTCGGCGACGACCGGGCCGACCAATGCGGCGTACACCGCGACCGGCGAGCTGGCCGCGACCGGCAACTACTCGGCAGGCGGCGCGTCGGTGACGAACGCCAACAGCGCCGGTCTTACCGGCACGACGGCGTACTGGACGCCGAGCGCGTCGGTCTCGTGGACGAACTTGACCAGTTCGGGCGCGTTCGACGCGGTGATGATCTACTCGACGACGGACACGAACCGTTCGATCAGCATGCACACCTTCGGCAGCCAATCGGTGACGGCGGGGAATTTCTCCTTGACAATGCCGGCCAATGATAGTTCGACGGCATTGATTCGCTTCGCATAAAGTTGGATAATGGGCCTCCACACAGGAGGCTCAGATGCTGACATGGATACAAGAAGCGAAAGAATCGAAGAAAGCGGTTTATCGATGCGAGTGCGGTACAGAAGTTGTCGCGTTTAAGAATAACGTGTCGCGTGGGCACACGAAGTCGTGCGGTTGCCTTCGGCGCAAGTTGGTTCGAGAGCGATCGTTAAAGCACGGAGCGAAGGCGAACGGCGTTAGGACGCGTGCGTATGTTGCATGGGTGAACATGCGCGGGCGGTGCGAGAATGTGTCACGACCGGACTTCATGAACTACGGCGGTCGCGGCATTACGGTCTGTCGGAGATGGCGAAAGTTCGTGAATTTCCTCGCGGACATGGGCGAGCCGCCAAAGGAAACGTCTCTGGATCGCGTAGACAATTCAAAGGGCTACTCGCCATCGAATTGCAGATGGGCTGCAAGAAAAGAGCAGGCGCAAAATAAGCGGTCCGTTGTTTTATACGAGCACGACGGGCGCAAAATGTGCGTCGCAGATTGGGCAAGAGAATCCGGCATTGGACCGACAACCCTATTGCTGCGACTGAAACGCGGCATTCCGTTCTCGGTTGCGGTCACAGAAAAGGGGTACCTGAAATGGAAACGATAGCGCCAACCAACGACTCGTCGACCGGCCTGGTGCGGCTCGCATGACGTCATGAAGTTCACCCGCAAGGGCTACGGCCAACTCAGGCGGGCCGACGATACCGTCGTATCGCAGCACACGGTGCCCGAGGAAGCCTACGAGCGGGCGTCGCAGGAGCCTGCTGGTGTCTACACCTGGTATCCGGCGCGCATCGAGATCGAGGTGCCGGCGGTTCCTGCTCCTGCACCCGCCCCGGCGCCAGTCCCCGCACCGGCACCAGTGCCTACGCCCGTTCCGGTCCCTGCACCGGCTCCTGTTGGAACGCTCGTGCAGCGGTCGAACCTGGTGTATCGCGGTGCGTTTCGTCTGCCGGATACGTCCAGTTCCTACGACGTGGATT